CCTTGTATTTAAATGACAGAAGTAGAAAGAAGTACGCTACGTTGGAGATGGACAGCTTTAGTATTATATTTAATAATTTGTTTTTAAGATTTTTTATTTGTACCAGTTTGGTATGGAATTAATAGACCAGACATTAGTGCTTTTATGGAAGTTATAAATGCTACAAGTGAACCAATGGTTCAAATGGAATTAATGAAAAAGTTAACAGGTCAACACAGTCCGTTTACTTTAATGGGAGGTGGCTTATTTCACCTTGCTTTTGGTGCTATCTTAACAGGTAGTGCGGTAGGACTTAATAAATAGGAGATACATTATGTACGGAACAAAACCAAAGAAAAGAAAAAGTCCAGTTAAACGCAAAAATAGGAAATATTAATAATGAAAGGCGTAAAGCATTTTAAAAAAGATGGCACTGAGCATACAGGTAATTCTCACAAAATGCCTAATGGAGATTTACATACTAATAAATCACATACTAAAACCAGTGTTAAATTGTTTCATCTTAAAGATTTAAGTAAAAAATCACAAATTAAAGCTAAAAGCAAATAATGTTAGATTACGAAGTTAGAGTTTCAAGATTAGAAACTATATCAGATAAGCAAGATATGCAAATATCTAAGTTGTTTAGTAAAGTTGATGACACTAATTTATGTATACAAAAAATTAATATGTCTTTAGTGCAAATTAAATATGGAATCTATGGCGCATTAGGTTGGTATGTAATTACACAAATAGGAATTATTGAAGCATTTAAGGTAGCACTATGATCAGTTTATTAACATCTATAGCGCCAATAGCCCTTGGGTTTTTTGGTAAATTATTTGCTATGAAGCAGCACGCTAACCAAGAGCAGCAAAAATTAATGATACAAGCAATGTCAGCTCAGAATGCTTCTATTAATCAAGCACGCGATTTTGCAGTCAAGGAAACAAAGTTCAGCGCAATGAACAGAAGAATTTTGATCCTCGCTGTGCTTTCTTGTCTCCTAGTAATTCAGTTTGCGCCATTGGCTGGATTAGATACTGTAATGCCTACAGTTAAAGAAGGCTTTTCAGTTTTGGGTATGAAACTTACACCTGATACTGTCACTTATGAAGTGGTATCAGGCATGGTCAAAAATAGTGAGATTTTTGCATTTTCTGAATTAATTTTGAGCTTTTTTTTTGGCTCGGCCCTTTGTCGTAAATAGGAGGAAAAAAAATGACTTATATAGAATTAATTAATCAAATATTAATAAGACTTAGAGAGGACATAATACCTGTTGATTGGTCTGGCAATATTAATAACAGCGCTAATGTAACTGATTATCAAAAAGTAGTTGGTTCATTAGTAAATGATTCTAAACAATCTGTAGAAAATTATCACGATTGGTTAGTTCTAAGAGAAACTAAAAATATAACTACTGTAGTTGGCACTAAAAATTACAGTTTATTATCAGGTCAACAATTTAAAATTATTGATGCAATTAATAACTCTACTGGCACTCAATTAGTCCAGGTAAGCCAAAGCTACCTTAATAAGACAAAGTACCCAGCAGACCCTACTGGTGAACCTGAGTATTATGGTTTTAACGGAACAGATACTTTAAATAATTTAAAAGTAGATTTATCACCAATTCCTTCACAAATACAGACAATATCTTTTGATCTTGTAAAACATCAAGATGAATTAACTTTAGCTGCTACAGTATTAAAAGTTCCAACTCAACCAGTTTTATTAGGTGCTTGGGCAAGAGCAATAGCAGAGCGTGGAGAAGATGGAGGAACACAATCTAGTCTTATGGCGCAAGAAGCTAGTGAAGCACTTAAACAAGCAATTATGTTAGATAGTGGAAATACTGAATATGAATCAGATTGGTATGTTAATTAATGGCTAAACAATTATCGTACAATCCTTTATTAGATATAGGTATTAATGGGTTAAATACTCAAACTAATCCTGCATCATTAGAAGCAGCTTGGCTTGTTAAAGCAGAAAATATAGTTATTAAAGAATCTGGTCGTGTGTCTATACGAAAAGGACTAAACCAAAGAACAATTCAAGTTAATGCAGAAATAGGTTCTATGGTTGAGCATAACGACCAGGGAACACTTAAAATATTTGCAAGTCATGGCACGTCTATTTACACCGTAAATTTTGCAACTCCAAATACGCCTTTTCCTTCAAGTGGATTAGATGTTAAACATACTGTAGCTAATACAACAGGAGATTGGCAGTTTATTAATTTTAATGACAGACTTCATTGTTTGCACGCTGGCGTAGTGCCTCAAAGATATGATGGCTCTAGTTCTACAAATGAAAAATGGTCAACTGCTGATGCAACTAATTTAATTAACCTTGCTGATGGTTCTGAAATAACTGATACGGCTCATGCAAGTAATGGTATTTTGACAGGTAAAACTTATAAAATTACTGTGTTAGGAACTATACCTACTCCGTTTGATTTGGTTGGTGGCAATACTGATAATACAGTTGGAGAAATTTTTACTGCAACTCATAAAGGTTCTGAAGGCCAAAGTGAATTAATAGCTGCTAAAGACATGGTAACTGGTACTAATTATAAAATTATTAATTTAGGTGATACAAACTTCAACCTTAATGGGGCTGATTCTAGTCCAGCAGTAGATGAAGTTTTTACAGCAAATGCTATAAGAGGTATTGGAACTGGTTTAATTAGAGAAGTTCTTGTTAACACTAATGGAAGAGTAGTGGAAATAAAAACTAATCCTACGCTTGCTACCATAACAGTAGACAGCGCAACTAATTTTCCTACAAATGGAAAAATAATTATTGATGATGAAGTTATTACTTATACTGGCAAAACAAGTACAACTTTTACTTCTTGTATTAGAGGCGCAAATAACTCAATTGCTACGCATCATTTAGATAATGCTGTTGTTTCCAATGATACTGCTCCTAAAAGTGTTACATCTGGTGAGTTTAAACCTACTTGTGGCGCAGGTTTTTATGGCAGACTTTGGGTGGGTGGTGTAGATGAAGAAAAAGATATATTGCATTATTCAGCTTTATTAGATGGCGATGACTTTAGTTTGCAAAGTGGCGGTGGTGCATTTAATTTAAAAAATGTATGGGGTAGAGATGACATAATTGCAATAGCTCCTTTTTACGGTCAACTTGCAGTATTTGGTAGAAACAATATTGCCATATATGACAATCCAGATCGAGTATCACAAATGCAACTTACTGAAGTTATACGAGGTGTTGGTTGTGTGGCTAGAGATTCACTTCAAGCAATTGGAGATGATTTAGTTTTCTTATCATCTACTGGTCTTAGGTCTTTAGCTCGTACTGCGGAAAAAGATAAAGTACCTTTAACTGATTTATCTGTAAATATTAAAGATACGTTAATAAGAAATTTAGCACAAAGCACAAAAATTACATCTGGATATATTGAAAATGAAGGCGTTTATATTTTGTCATTTCCAACTATTAATTTAGTTTATATTTTTGATTTTAAGCATTTAACGCCTAATTTTGCACCAAGAGTAACAACTTGGACTTTTGCAAAAGATAGAAATTTTACTAGCATAATTTATTCAGCTAGTTATGGAATGTTAGTAGGAGAAAAAAATGGTGGTATTGCAGACTACACTGGTTATTACGATACAACTAGAACTTTAGTTAGCAACGTACTTACAGTAATTTCTGATACATACACAAGCTCTTTTGCTACAGTATGGTTAGATTTGGGAGAAACAGTACAAGCATCGTTATTAAAAAAATTGTTTATGGTGTTAGAAGGAGGTTCTGGTTCTACGTTATTTTTAAAATGGTATAAAGATTTTAGTCTTACAGCTTCTAAAACAACAACCATTATTTTAAATCCTAGGACTATCGGTTTTAATGCTTTATGGGGAAAAACAAATATACTTAATGTAGTTCAACCCGCTAGTACATTATATGGAGCACATACAGTTACTACGGTTACTGCTGGTGCATTTGTAGTTAATGATTATTATGCTATTGCAAGTTTAGGAAACACTACACAATCTCAATGGAATACTGCTGCTGGTACAAGTAATGTTACTTATATAGTAGGCTCTATAATTAAAGCGGCTGCTGTTGGTGTTGGAACAGGAACAGTTGTAAGTCATACACACCTTGCAGCTAATCATGTTCGTAACTCTACTTTTTCACCTGTATACGGACTTAAAGAATATAGAACACCATTAATAGGTTCGGCAAAATTTTTAAAAATTCAAATTGATATTATAAGTAATGGTTATTCAACTTCATTACAAAATTTAACACTTTTACATAAACAAGGGAAAATAAGATAATGGCAAATTATTCGCAAGTAATAGATTGGATTGGTAAAGATTCTTTGCCAGATACAGATGTTAAAAAAATAATAAGTGGTACTGAGTTTCATACAGAGTTTGGGCAATTAGAAACTGTAATAACCTCTAAAGCAGATATTAATGGATCAGCCTCAGAAGCATTTAGCACATCAAAAGCAGCTACAAACAGTGATACAACAATATCAGCATCAACCTCTTGGGTAAGAACTAGAATGACTGCTGACAATGCTCTTCGTACTAATGGTCTTGGTATAAGAACAATAAGCACAGGTAATGCTACTGGTGGTGCTAATGGTGACATACACTACAAGGTTAGCTAATGGCTGATGCTCCTTCAACATATATAAAAAATGCAGGAGTCATAAAGCATGTTACTGGCATACAAGTAAAAGAGGCTGGCGCTTGGAGAACCGTTGTTAAAGGAGAAGTAAACGACTTAGGAACTTGGAAAACATTTTTTGTAAATAAAACTACAATTACAATTTCAGGCGGTGATGCAGAATCTTTAAGAACAAATATAAATTTAGATACTTACGCACCGCTAGTTAATCTTGGCGCACAAGTTTTTCTTGGTGATGTAGATGTAATTATTGCTGGTGATACTGTTATTTTTTCTGATAACACAAGTATTCCTGCTTTTAATACAGGCAGTAAAATTGAAGGTGTGTTAAAAATTATTTTTAATGGTAGTCAAATTATAGGTAAAGGTGGTGCTGGTGGACGAGGTGGTGATCCTGAGGGAACTGGCGCTGCTGGTAGTCCTGGAGGTACTGGATTATTTTTAGAAAAAAACGTAACTATTGATAATAATAATAGTTCAAGCCAAGCTCCTATCGCTGGAGGCGGTGGTGGCGGAGGTGGCGGTGGTGGCGCAAGTGATTCTGACGCTTTAAGTGGAACTGAAATAGCTGCTGGCGGTGGTGGCGGTGGTGGTGCTAATTTAGGTGCTGCTGGAGGAACTAATGGCGAAGCTGGAGCAGGTAATGGCTCAACAGGCGGTGTTCTTTCTGGCGGTAATGGTGGTGCTGGTGGTTTTGATGATGAGGGGAATACTTTTCTTTCATCTGGTGATGCTAGAGGCGGAGGAGGTGGTAATGGTGGCGCTCCAGGAGCAAATGGTGCAGATGGAGCAGCTGGCTTAGTTGGTAGCAGACGAGGTGGCGGTGGTACAGGTGGTACAGCAGGCACAGCAATAGATGAAAATGGATTTTCAACAACACAAATTTAAGTAGGAGATAGAAACATGGCAATAGATCAAGGACAAACTGGTGGTTCAACTCAAACTGGAAACGGTAGCACTCGTAGTGGTGGCGGACAAGCTGCTCAGAGTTTGCTTGGCGGTTGGTGGCAAAATAGAATGGCTAAAAAGCAAAGAGCTTGGGAAGCGGAACAAGCAGAATTAGCATACAAAAGATCGTTGCCTTGGAATAGTAAAAGCGCACTTGGTAGTGTTACATTTGACCCTGAAACTAAAGAAATGTTACAACAGTTATCTCCAGAAATGCAAGAATTAATGGGTAATTATTTGGGTATATCTAAAGGTGCTAGTGATGAACTTGCAGCTATGCAAGCTGATCCATACGCTATGGAGCAAGAACAGTTTAAAAGGTTTGAAGATATGAACGCTAACGCTTACAATCAATCAAGACTTCAAGGCCAAGAATCAGCATTGGCTTCTGGAAGAATGGGTGGAACTCAAGGTTACTACGATAGTCTTGCTACTGAAGATTCTATAAATCAAAATAGAATGACTGGTCAAATGGCTGCTATAGGTACTGGAATGAATTATAGAAACATGCTTGGAAGCGAAAGCTTAAACTTTGGTAAAGGTGCTATGGACGTAGGAGGCTCGTTATCAGGACAAGCAGACTTAGGAAGAGCAATAGGTCAAGGTTCAAATCAAAACACTTTACAAGACCCATTTGCTTCAAGAAATTATACAGACACAAAATCTAATATGCTTTCTTCATTTATGGGCGATATGTATGGAAGAAAAAAGAGATACAATCAAGATGGAAAAGTAATACAAGATGAAGAGCCTGGTTGGTGGAACTCAAACAATACAAACAATACAGGTTATTCATTGTTTAAAAGAACATAAGGAGTAAGAAATGGCAGAACCAAGTATGTTTAGTAATTTGTATGATGTAGAAACTATACAAAATCGAAATGCAGAAACAAGTGCTATGAATGTAGCTCAGTTACCTGCTGGTCGGGCTACTGTTTATGGTGCAGGTCTTGCAGGTAGTATGTTGGCTGGTGGTGTAAATCAAATGTTAGGCAGAAAAACTCCACAACAACAAAAAGCTGAAATAGTAAATGGCATTATGAAAAAATATATTAACGCTGATCCAGCCGATCCTCAAAATATATTAATGATGTCAAGAGATTTTGCTGATAATGGTTTGCCAGGACTTGCTAATCAGTTTATGACACAATATCAAACTGCAATCACAGCTTCAACAACAAAAACAAAACCAGAGACATATCAAGATATTGAAGGCGCTACAAGGTATTTGACAGGTAGCACAACTTACGAAGCAGGAGCATTAGTTCCTGGAGAAACTGCAACAACGCCTGAATCTGTCACTGTTCCAGATAAAATTAAGTTGTTTGAACGATACCAACTTGATGGTGGTAAAGATGATTTAAAAACTTTCTTACAAAGTCTTACAAGTAAAGGAGTAACAGTAAATACTGGAGACCAAACTACATTAACTCCTGGTCAAGAAGCAGTAG